CCAATAACCATAATAACACTATAATCATTCCTAGTGCTAAGTGTCGAAGCTGGGTCGACACCCATGTAAATATTAACATATTCCATACTCCCATCATCAAATTTTATATACCATGAATCTACTTCTTCATTAAATCTTATATTTCCAGAATAAAGTCCATTTGTTATATCATCTTCGCTAAATATTTGGTCTTCAGGAGATTTCGCTTGATTCATATATTCTTGGTAGAATTTAGCAGGTGTTCCTGAATCTATGTAAAATTGTTTTCTTTCTTCTAATTTTGACAAAGGCCAACGTGATGGCCATAATGGAGTTCCATCATCGAGTATTGCTTTATGTGTTACAATATCCCAAGAGTAATCTTCTCCTGTTTTTTCTGCCTGTTGATGATTTTTAACTAAACCATTTAGAAATGAATCATAATGGACTATAGTTCCATTACACCATAAGAATCCATTTTTATCAAAATCAATAGCTGGATAAACTGCAGCTGTCACCCAATCCTTTATTTGCTGTCTTGACTCTGGAGTTTTAGTATTTAACTCTGATTCAAAATCATCAAGTACAATTCCAGTATATCTTGTAGATAATTGCTTTTTACCTCTAAGTCTTTGAGATGTTCCCTTTGCAATCATTCTACAGCCATTAGATGTAGTAAACTCAGCTTTAGTCCATTTATCACCTTGAAGGTCTCCAAAATAATAATGTATAGCTGGATTTTCATAAATATGATTTTGAATCCATGCTAAGTTATCTGTTGCTTGGTCTTGAGCTTCACCAATCCATGCAATAAATTCAGGTCTATCTTTAGTAGCAAATAAAAATCTATGTAGAATAGCTGTAGCTGCCAAAGTTGATTTTGCATGGTCTCTAGGAAGAACTAACCCTAATTGTTGTATACTTTTATCAATTAAAAGTTTTCCTACTTCGTGATGAAATTTTGGAGATTCTGATGCTAAATAATCTTGTGGTGAGAATAAACGACCAAATACTATGAGGTCATTATGAGCTTTAACAAGCATTTCTTCATTTTTTGACACATTGCCATTAAGGTTTAAATTAGCCATTATTTATTCATATCTTTAAGTAAATTTTGAACTATAGGTTCCAAATTTTTTATTGCATAATCTATTACTTGTTGAGGTTCTTTAAATTGACTTCCTAAAGGTAAAGTAGGATACTTTTCTCCAAAAAGCTCTTTATTAGTTTTTCCAACACTAGATATAGATTGAAGCAAATATGGTAACATCTCACTTCTTCCGCTTAATACACTCCCTTTAGTTCCCTTTGGTTTATATCCAAAAATAGATTCTGGTAAGGCATGTCCAAAAGCTTCATGAAGTAAAGTATTTTTCCAATTTCTTAATATAGATACATCAGGACTTTTCATATCTCCCCAACCTGTTTCTAAAGTTGAATCAATGCGAATTTCTCTATCTATAGCACCATGAGCAGAACCTTTACCTAAAAATTCAGGTATACTAACAGGTATTCTACTATATTGCCCTCTTACATTTAAATCAGTTGTAAAATCAATAGGCAAACCAGCAACTTTTTTAGAATAAATTTCAGGAATATCTTCTATATTTACCCCTTTAGGAAGGACTGTATTTGTATTTTTATATAAATCCATCATATAGTCTATTAATCTTGTGCTATCTTGTGGACTTACATAATCTCTTACTATAGGCTGAGTGATATCATTACCTTCCTGTTTTTTGCATTATCCAATTAAGAAGTCTCTCAATTAAATCTGGACTTCCTAAATATTCCATATCTTCTATCACTTCTGGAAGTTGTTGTGTTGTTAAAGTATCTGCAAAATTTGGATTTTCTCTTACATTACTTAATAAATTAGCCTGCATATGTCTCCAAGCATCCTCTGTACCTAACATAGGTGAAGTTCTATGTATATATCTTTTATCCCCACCTCTAGTTTCTGCCTCAAATAAACCTTCCATCCAATTTCCATGTGATGCATGCCTAATCCTTTTTATTGAATCAATAAGTATTTGATTATCTATATTATCGTGTGCATTTCCATTTGACATATTATTATCCTTATATAAGTTTTTATCTTTCTATATACTGAACTTCATGCGATGATGTCCAATAATTTTTATCTAAGTTCAAAGTGAGGTAAGTCTTTGAAGTTCGTATCTTGCACTTCTGTGTCTCCATCCCAATCTCCTCCCCATCTTATTTTAATTCCCATAGATATTGCTATCCCTTTAACAATACCTGCAAAATAGTACATACGGTCAGTATCATTCCAATCAATAGGATAAGGAACCACATCCACAGCCCTACTGGGGCTTGCATTATGTCTTCCTTTAGGGTATTTGAGCTTACTTTTTCCTTCATTAAAGTATTTATCCTGTTTTTCCTGTCCTCTATGTCCCTCTAAAACTGAACAATCAAAATGTTTAATAACCTCATTAAATAGGTTTATAAGGTCTTCCTCACAAGTACCGAGGCGATTTTTAGAAGTTTTCCCGAATTTTGGCATCTAATTAGCGATTTTTAGTGGATTTTCTTCTTCTTCTTGTAATTGCTCTTCACTTGGTTGTAATGTAGATACAATATCAAGAATGTTTACA